AACAACTGTAGCAGCACCACCACTTCCTAAGGATGAGTCAGCAATAGTTATTGTCTCACCAGATGCATTGTAACCAGATCCACCTGTTTTACCATTCCTTACGTCTATTGATACACTAGGTCTACCTATAGAATCAACTACAACCTTCAAATCACATCCTGTACCAGATGCACTACCAGCAGCATTAGCTACATAATATGTGCCTGCAGTTCTATCAGTATCACTGACTCCATTATGTGTAAAAGTATCGACTTCACCTGCTACTGTAGCATGTATATTAAACGTTGCACCTGAACCTGTGCCACCAGTAGCTACAGCTGATACATATCTACCACCAGTCCTACTACCATCTCCAACTCCATTATGTGTAGATAATGCTATAGTTGTGCTTGTATTCTCTGCGTTATATAAGTTGCTTATAAATTTACCGCCTGGTCTCTTCAACATACCCAACGCATAGTCAGGGTATGTATTTACAGCATCTTTTAATTGAGTGGGTATCTTTTTTTTATCTGGTTGTTGTGATATTCCATTTAAAAATGTTGGAATATTCTGTTTGATTGTACTCATCGTTGTAATGCAGCAAACGGTTGGTAGCTATTGTGATAATCTTCTGTATCTTTCCAACCAAAGATTGAGTAATCACCTTGTTGTGTTTCGTATTCTAAAGCAGCTGCTCTAGTTTCAACTTCATTCTGTTGTAATAATGCGTATAGATTGGAATCTCCTACCATTCTTATAGCACATTGTCTAGCTGCTTTAGCAGTTATATATGCTTGTAAAGCAGGAGGTACCTCACTGAATTCCCAATACCATATAATGTCACATGTTAATTCGCGTGGATCATCACCATCTTTCCATTCATATGTATGTTCATTTCTGTCATATAAGAAACCACCACGTCTGACTGGGTTGAAGTCGTCATAATGTTGGTACTTATATGTATCTATAGATAAAGCATTAGAAGGATATTCTATTTTAAAAGTAACAGAGTCTGCTAATAATTTATAATGACGTTCTATATTAAACGTCCAGCCTTCAGCTTGTGTATTTTTATTAACTTCTCTTAAAGTATTTAAAGCAATCGAAACTTCAGGGTTCTGAAGATTGAGTGTGGTGACAGGAGCCTGTCCCACTGAGCTTAGTATTTGATTAACAGCATCCAGTTCTGTGGACACAGCATAAGTAGGATAGGACATATGAATTTATGTGAATAAAAAAAAGGAGGGTCGTGAAACCCTCCCGTGTATAATTTTAGGTAACGTTACATTCTTGTGTAGCGTAAGCGACTCTTAGATTTTTGGTAGTAGATGATATAGCATTAGAGCTACGGATATCTGTTCCACCTCCATCTGTACGAGATACGCTTTCACGAACAGCGTCTGTTGTACAGACACCGGCGTTACCTTTAGCGACAGCAGTTGCCATTAGTATTACCTCGTATGATTAACAGCCAGGTGTAGCAGTCAGGTCACAAGAACCTGTAGCTACAGCTGAACTAGCAGCCACTCCAAAGGAAGATGTTCCTAATAGAGCTCTGCCATATTCCACAGGAGTAGGTGGGTTCTCGGTAATTGTATCGAGACCACCAATTCCTACAGTGATTGTACGCTTTCTATTCTCACCAGGAGCAGTAGACATAGTATACCTCCTTATTCGTTAGAGAATTCGATAGCAGCAGCTGGGTTAAGAGTTCCGGCTCCCATGGCCAAACGACCTAGGATTACGTCACCCTGGTAAAGAACTGATACATCGCCAGAAGTTACTTGAACTTGTGGTCCGATAGCTTCTACAACACCAGCTACGTCTTTCTGATAGATAAGACCGCAGTGATACTGGAAGTCACCAGAGTAATCATTGTTCTCACCAGACTGTTGGTTAACAGTACCTGCCAAGAATGGTAGGTTGTTGGAACGCTTGATCTGAATACCAGCGATCTCATAGAGACCTTCACCGGAAGTCAGGTTACCGTTCTTGTTACCATAGTCACGATTCAGGATGTTAGTAGATACCTGAGAGACTAGAGCATAATATTGTCTTGGTGACAATACTGCAGTACGTCCCTGCTTGGGCACATTCTTTTCATCTAGAATTGATGCAGCTTCGAAGAAACCATCAACCAATGCTTGAGCATCGTACTCTTTACCAGTACCGAGTTTGATGGTTGAACCACCTGGCTCTGGACCTGGGGAAGCAGTAATAGGATGTGAAGCACGAGCTGCTAGAGCAATCGTTCTGAAGATCTTCTTATCATAAGCTTCAGCTAGAGCATGACCAATCTTCTTAGAGATCTCTCCCCTTAAAGAGTAGTGTGCAAGTGTCTCGTCTAAATCATAAACGAAAGCTGAACTGATAAGTAGGTCGTCGCAGACGATTGTCTTCTCTGCTACTGGAGGATCACCGGATCCCAGGATTGGTTCTCCTGGAGTATGGTAAGCCGCCTGCATGCGTCCCGTGAAGATGAACTGTAATGATTTACCATTCTTCAGGGTACGTCTTTGTACTGTGTCTCGTGCGATTGTTGCGCTTTCATACGCCTTAAACAATTCTCCACTGAACAGTTTCAGATAGGTTGCGTACTTGGTATCATAGGCGTTTGATCCAGAGGTGCTGGTCACCGCCTTATTCAGGGTACCTAGTACTGATTGTGTGGCATTAGCCATTTGTACTTAGAGAGTATAATTTACAGACTCTCAAACGTTTGAGAAAATTTTTCGCGTTATATTTGTGGTCTATCCCACCGTCTAGACAGCTTAAGGGTATCCACCTTAGTGGGCCAAAAGCCAATGAAGAGAGAGTCCGACTCTGAGGTGCTCTCTCTCCGAAGTGTGTTACCACTTCTTCCATACTACATTGGAACCTGCCAAGAGGTGAGTTCCAGCTGCAGAACCGGTTATGTTAGCTGCTTGGAATACAATGCTACCTTTTGTAGATGCAGTTGATAGTGCATTAAAGGTTACTTGTAGATATAAAGCAGAAACTGCTGCGCCGTTATCGACACCAACAGTAATACCAGCACCATCAGTTGAATAAGTACCAGTACATTCAACCTGAGCTGCTGCAGGTGTAGCGCCACTAGTTATCTCTGTTACGGATGCAATTGATTGAGTTGCGATAGTAGTAGCAACTGCAGTAGATCCATCAGATTGAGCTAGGTTCGCTACTCTGTAGCTAAGTTCATTAGTGTTATCTGTATCATACCAGATAGTATATACACCCATAACTCTTTCATAGCCACCTATCGGAATGCTAAGAGCTGACTGAGTTGCTAGTGTAGCAGATGATAGAGTTGTTCCATCATTAGCTAGAATTGCACTGTTGTCATACAGTGTTCCTGTTGAATAATTAACAGTTCCGTAAGTGGAATTACTTGTGAAAGGCATTGTTTTTAATTAGTATAGGTTAATTGAACCCCCGCAGTTTCGCTACGGGGGACATAGTTTAGAGTGATTACGCACACTTCATTTAGAAGTTATATTTGGCACCGAGTTTGGTACCCCAGGCGTTGTCTGTGTCACCTTCAGCAGTGAGCACACTAACTTCTCCGTAGAAGTTCAAGCTTTCTGTAGCATCTATTCCGAGGCCAGCTTTCCCTGACAACTGAGTGTCATTGTCTGTCCCGTCGACCGCTACGATAGCCGGTCCTCCTTGGATGTAGTAATCTACCGTATCAGATAGATCACCCTCATATCCCACGTGAAAATCCGTGGTTGAATTTGTATAGTCAGATCCTGTATAGGATGCGTTCGATTCTACGTTCACGTAGGGTCCGGCGATGGCCGCGCCTGCGCTCGTAAATACCGAGGCTAGGATCAAGGCTATTTTTTTCATTGAATTTAATTAAGTAAGTTTCGTGTAAGGCACGCCGCGATACTTTAGTTGGATCTTTTTTGACATGGATCTTCTCCTTAGTACCACACCCCCGTTCCATGATGTGGTTTCATGCAACCTTCAAAGAAGGCCGAACGGACGCGGATGCCAGTTGGCTTCTACTGATTCGACTATCGAGCCGCCATTTTGTTTAAGGTATTTGACTTGTATATAAATGCCTTGTTGTAGTAGGTGGTGTTATATCATAACCAGTTGCACCTGTACCTGTATTAGGAGGTGAGGCGTTAATTGATTCAATACCTTTGGGGTTCAGTTTAGCGTGCTCATAAGATGCTACACTACCCTGTTCTCTATAGGGTGCTTTGACCCATGTATTACCAGTAGCTTGAACTACATATAATACACCGTCGTCGGCGACATTTGTAGTACTATCTGGATCGTAACCCATTGCCATAATTAATTCCTCCTTAGAAATTTAGGTTTGAACGTTCTAATTTATTATATACATCCTGTCTATAAGCAGGATCATTTTCATATCTCTCATCTCCCATTGCACGAACAACTTCAGCTTGACTTCTAAAACCATCTACAGTTTGTGCTGCTTTACCTTGAATCATATTACCTTCTACACCTACTGAATCTGTATACCTATAGTATAATGCTTGTAGTGCAAGGTTAATATTATCCATGTTACCTCCTTCCAATGCGTTGTCATATGCCTGGATCTCTTGTGGGGTAAAGTTTTCACCAGCCCACTGAATCATTTGATTATAGGACTGTTCTCCACCAACTGCATTCTGTATGTCATTGATGTTTGAATCAGTTAAACCAGTAGATTCAGTAGGTTCAGTAGACTCCTGATCTTTTTGTAGGATTGCTTGTACTTCAGGGTCTTCAGCATGTTCCATGATACGATAGTAAGTTTCAACTAAATCTTTACTATCCATTTGACTGAGAGTTTCCATTGTCTCTGGAGTTAACTCTCCATCATCTACCCATTCTTCTGAAGCTTGAAAGATAGCTTGGGCAGTGTCATCATTCTCAAAAGGATTGTCTACCTCTTCTTCTGTAGCATCTTCAGTTTCTTCTTGAGAATCATTATCATCTAAATCCTCCCCATCACTGGAGCCAAGTTTTCTTTGAAGTTCAATGTATGCTGACTCTAATTCTTCAGCGTCTCTATATTTACCAGCTAGAAGTTTCTCTTGTTCTTCTACTAATTTTTCTCCAACCTCTAATGACTCTACATCACGCTGTTCTTCAGCTTCCATAGTTTCAGGGTCATTAGATGGATCATACGTCAGGTTGATTGCCATAATTTGTTTCTGATTTCAATCCTCCGAGACCAACTGTAGTTACTATACCACCTGGTGGGTGAATAGTAGGCTCACCTATTTTAGTTTCTTGAGCGTACTTAAACTTATTGGTATCGAAAGAGGTGGGTTTTGCTACTTCATTCTCTTCGAATTTTTGTGTAGCTTTCTTAGGGACTCTAGGTCTCTTAGCCGTAACCCTTGTAGGTTTACTCGGCTTCTGGTTGACCGGCGACATTTGATAATAACTCCATAGCGTCTGGGTTTTTAGATGGATCAGCCATAGGTGAACTGAGAAGTTGTCCAGCTTGCTTAGTCAATTCCATGCCTTGCTGAGCTTGTTGTTGTTGCTGTGACTCTGCGTTCCGTTCTTCCATAGACTTGACAAGGTTCAGTACATCAATACCTTGTGCTGCAGCTAATCGTTTGATGACTTCATCAGCACTGATATGTTGTACCATTGCTTCAGGCCCTAGAGTCTGTGCAATAGTTGTCATGAACTGAGTCAGGCTTTCTCTATCTTGTCCACGTCCTAGGGCATTGATACCTGCTACGATTGTAGGGTTAACTATGTCTCTAGGTATACGTGGTAACTCACCACTCCTTTGAAGGGTGAGAAGTTTTCTATTTAAATATGGTACTAAGAACTCAACTGTTAGCAGTGAGAATAGCCCACCCAATTGTTGTTCTAATTCAAGTTGTGTGAGGCGTACCTCTTCTGCTGTTACTCTCTCCGCATTACGGGGATTCATAACTAAGTGTGCTTCAAGTAACCTCCTCTCTAATTGTTGCATCAGCTGAGCAGCGGTAGCGAAGTCGGCACCTTTACCAACTTGGATAACACCGATGTCATCCGGTCGTCCTTGAACGATTGCACCGTTGCCTGCGGCAGCGATTGTCTGAGGTTTAGTTGTACTTGAGGGTGATACTGTAAAGATTACTTTTGCGGCTGCTGCAGAGCCTTCTACGAGTGCCTGAGAGAGTGCTTCCAATGACCTGAAGTCACCAAGGAATTCCTCTACACGTCCACGTCCATAGTTCTCTCCATCAATCGAATTAAATCTTAGTACCAACCATGGGCTAGCGTCCTTAGGCGCCTTCCCGTTTGATCCTGGTACGACTTTATCATATGCTTCTTGATGCCATACCCATTTGTTGTTCTTTAGTTTAACACAAGTGTAAACATCAACATCTTCCTCATTTCTTGACCCAATGCCTCCACCTACTTCACCAGGGTGATTAGGTTTCATGCCTTCAACTTCTTGAAGTTCTGGGGGTAAAAGATTCCGATTAATAATTTCTTTGGTTACGATCTCAATAACGTTACCACTACCGTCGCGTTCTACAACGAACCTGTTCAATGGATAATGCTTAATACCATCCTTACCCATAAATATAAGGGCGTTACCACCTACAACTAGATGTTTAATGGCTTGGTGTATGGTTACTCTATCACTAGAAGCAGCGATAGAATCCATGACCATACGTTCTAGTTTAGATAGACTGATATCAAGTTCGGAACGTACCTCTGGGGGTAAGTCTCCTCCTAATTTATCATCTCTAATCTGGAACTTAAAGAAGGTACTCTGTGGAGGTAACAATGCCAACATTAATTTTGCTGCTAGAGTTACGACACACTTAGAACCTACTGATTGCCAAGGTGTATCTAGTTTGATATGTGATGTCCGACCCTCATCATTCTGTATGAGGTAAGGTAGTGTAAGCTTAGAGCATTGAACAGCTACATCGAGAAATTGTGTCCGGTGTTTAGTAAGATTATCGTATCTTGTGCGTGCGTACTGCATGGTTATACTTGTACTTGTCCTGAACTACCTGGAGTTCCACTTCCAGAGGATGGATCTAATTTAACTTGTGTGGTTCCAGCTCTCTTCGCCCTCTTCAATTTAGCTATGTTCGCACCTCTACTTAGGCCAGTCTTCTGTCCACCAAGAGTTCCTTGAGAGTAATCTGTCTTCTGATTTCTAACCGCTTCTAATTTCTTATTCATAGCTTCCTCCCGCACTGCATTTTGTTTGGTAATTTCAGCTGCCT